TAGCAGCAATATCAATTAATGATTGCTCTAAAGATGTCTCATTAAGGTCAGCAGCCGTGCTAAGTTCGTTTTTAACCGTACCATTTAAAGTTGGGTGGTCAGTAGCAAAAAGCTCCTTACCATCTCCACCTTTAAAAGCAGAATCAAAACCGTTGTTTAGTACGTTTGCAGCTTTAACTTGTTTTGTTGTTGCCATAGATCTTGCAAGTGCTTTGGTATAACGTGAACCTAAACGATCATACAAGTTATCCTCAATAGCTTCTTCTGTAATAGAAAAAGCGAGAGCAATTGTCTCATGAGTGTACCTTGAAGTGAAAGTTTCTTGTGCATCGTCATAACCGACAGCAGATCCTTCTTGCTTAACTCCAGCAGTTCCGAAACCAGATAACATTACTTCTTCTTCAAAAGCTCTGTCAGATGATTCCTTATCGAAAATCTCAGAATGTTGATTTTCGTAGTTCTTGTATTCCAGTCCGAATAAAGCATTCAAACCAGGCTCAAGTTCTTTCGCTAATTGTGCGCGTGATATAGCCATAATTTATCCTCCTTATACGCCTGTTGTAGCAGGTGTTCCCACCGCTATTCCAAGACTATCTGCATTAAAGTGTGTAGTAAATCTAACTAACAACGGAACACCGGCTGCTGAAAAGTCATTATTGTCTGGATCTTCGACCCAGCCCATAAGTCTTAACATAAGCCCTGCTGTTGTAGCTAGCGTACTGACTCTTAGAGTAGCTGTAGATTGTCCATTTGCGGACGATCCACTTGTACCTAAAATCATGTCAGCATTTAAGAACACACTTGCTCTTGCTGTCGCCTCGTTTGTTAAAGTTGCATCTGATTGTATAACGAATACCTGATTAGGATCGTCAGCAACATATGCTTTAATTGGGTGATCTGAATTAGCACCCGAACCCGGCCATGAATTAGAAAAGGTCGGTTTACCAGTAGTAGAACTTACGAATTCGCAGCCCATGAATACACCGAGAGGCGCAACAGTTCCACCGTCAGCAGCGCCGACGATATCGATAAAACCAGTAGATAGTGGTATAACGACTGAACCTTTGAAAATCTCATTAGTGTTTCCATTAGCAATTTCGTACATCGTAAAGTTTCCTGTACCAGTTGAATTTGAATTTGAACCAGTTTTATTATAAGGTTTCAAACCAAATCCTACAGTGTTTCTATTTGCCATAGAATGTCTCCTTGTTTAAGTTTATAAAAAAATGATGGGTAGAAATATCTAAAAGATTTTAGTTTTTCGAACCACCAAAAGTTACACGAGTCTGTCGATCATTATTGATCGGCATACTTGGGTGTTGTTCCTTCATAAGATCGTTATCGACTGCGTCTGACCTATCTTTTGTCAAACCATTAAAGTACTCTTCACGAGACTTTGCGAGCTCTTCCGGTATCCTTGCCAACAAAAGGCCTCCAACTCCGATTACTCCTGCATACTTGCCGTCACCAACACTTGGATAACTGTCATTCGGATATTCATCTGATCTTACAAATTCCCATCCGGAACGCATTTTACCTGAAATATTTTGGGTATCATCGAAACCCATACTTTCAGCTCTTATCCATCTATGTCGATAACCGTCTGGTGCAGGCGGTGAATCTAAAGATGAGGGTGGAGTCCAAACTTTGGGCTTTTCATTTTTAACCCTAGTTTCGCTCACGCGGGAAGTTTTAACTGTTTTAGTCTCAGTTTGTTTTTTAGTCATTATGCTTATACCTCCTTCGCGGCTAATTGTTTCGCATATTCTTCTAGTGGCACACCTAATCTTTTAGAAATTGCTACCTGTGATGGTGTGAGTCTCACGGTTTTTCTGCGTCCTTTTGCTGCCGGACGTTTAGCAGAAGCTACATTCTGAACTACTTCAGATGTATTTGAATCCACTGTACCAAATTTGTGTGGAAATTCAAGTCTTATTCTTCGATCAACTTCAGCGTAATAATCGTCTGAATTTGCATCAAATCCTTCGTCTTCTACAAGCTTCTTATGTATATCAAATGCAGTGTAAGTCATTGCATTATCACTACCAAACCAAGCATTTTTCGAGGCCCAAGCATCTGCTTTAGGATCGGGTCTTGCTGGTG